CCCTTTTCCGGTTGATTTCGTTCCTGCGCCTATCTTGAATTCGCCGGTCTTCTGCTACGTCGGGCTGTCTTGTTTCTGCTGCCGATTTCACCAGCTCGTCGTGTAAAGATTTTATATATTCCTTAGCTTCAAGTTCTTCATTCTCGCCCAACGATTCTAATAAAGAGCTATAGTCGTTTGAATTCGGCTGTTTGCCTTCTATAATATCTTTGACCGCCTGGTCTGACCTTGTACGCCCTTTTTGCAAATCGCCGAAAGCGGCATCAGAATTCTCTGGATTTAGCAGCATTGCGTACTTTCTTAAAGGATCGGTTTCGGTCTGTATTCCCTGATCTATTTTGTTTCTTGCGAAAGCTCGCCTTAACTCAGGTCTATTGTCTAACGCTTCTTTAGAAAAAGCACTTTCAAGGATCTCGTTTTTCGATTTGCCTTCGTTCAACAACTTATCAGCAAACACCTGATTCTCGCCAAAATCCAGCTCGTCAAAGATTTCATCGTTAGTAATTCTTTTTGTTTTCTTGTCGATCGGTGTTTCTTCCACAACAGCCTCGCCCTGTGGGGTCATTTCTGCGACTTCTTCCGGTTCCGGTGTAACGGGTAGGGTTTCAGGTTCAATCAAGCCTGTGGCCTCTGGCGTAGCAACAGCCTCACCCTGTGGAAGCAGTTTGTCTATCTTGGCTTTATTCGCTTTTATTTTTGCTCTAAATCCATCATACTTGTCTAATAAACGCTCTCCTACTTCTCTGTTTCCGGCTTCAAATTCATCTTGCGCCTGTTCGTGTATTTTCCAAGCCTCCGCTTCTAATCCCTTTTCAATCTCAATAAGTTTTATAAACTCAGGATTTGATCCGCCGGCCTCTGGCGTAGCAACAGCCTCACCCTCAAGAGCTACATCTGTCTTTTCGGGTAAGACTGCTGGGTCTTCAACGGGTATATCTACCCATTCGTCTTCTGCTATTTGTTCTTCAGGTAGAATTTCCTGCGGCAACCCGGTCTCTTCTTCGACCATTTCAAACCCTTGTCCGGGAGGTAATAAGCCTTGTGGGCCTTCCTCACCATAGCCGTGCGGAATAACTGCGGGATCTGTCAACTGAATCGTCTCCGCTGCTTGTGGTGCATCTGCAACAGGTACTAATTCTTCGCCAGCGTAAGGGCCGGGTGGTTGGGGTTGTATTAAAAATCCGTCCAATATATCCCTCAACGGCCCTTCCGGCGTTACATCTCGCGTCCACTGCATCCTTTCGGGAGTCATTTCGCCGCTTTCCATGTTGTTCAACAACTTATCCATAAACTCTTCGCGCTGCTGTTCTTCTCGCGTAACCATGCCCGTATTAAGAAGATCGACTTCATCGGTAGGACTTTTAGGCGATTTGCTGAGCATTGTCATTCCACCGCCCGTCACGCCACCAAGGACAAACCCGGTTGCGCCAGCTTCGGGGACACCCTCTAAAAGAGGTCTTCCTGTTGCGTAGTTTTGCCACGCCTGTTCTTGCATCCCCTGCCCGGTTTCTTCCAGAAGTCCTTCTTGTAACCCGCTACCAACCGCTTTTGCGCCACGGCCCGCTATTTTACTATCAGCAAGGCCCAGCTTACTGCCTACCGCTTTCGCTACACGCCCGGCAAAGCCTCCCTCGGCGGCAAGGCCAGCCTCAACATCGCCAAGGCCTAATTTCTGGCCCACCTTTCCACCCACAAAAGCAAGCGCTGCTGTGCCTACACCCGAAAGAATCGATGCTGTATATGCTTTGCCTATACTTTCGGCATCGTCTACAAGTCTATTGAAGGATGATCCTGTCTGCTGAACACCCTCTGCTGCTGCCGCCGTTAGTGTAGCTGCCTTTGAACCGGCACGCCTGCCTATATTCGCAAGAACCTTCGGGTTGGTAATACCTTTTGCCGTAGCCGCTGCAATAGCGGACGCAGACGCGCGAGCCAGCGCGACCTTGGCAACACTTATTATTGAAAGCATCCCAGGAGCCATCTGGATTGCTTGCCCGGCCATAGCCGCTGGGTTTTTAATAAGCGTTTTTATTGTCCCCATAACGCCGGTTGCATCTTCAACCTCGCCCTCTTCGTGTTTCCGTTCATCAGAATACAGGTCGGTAAGGAATTGATCAGTTTGTGCGGCATCGTATCCAATAGCGTCAAAGCCCTTGCGGACAAGCCCGGTGGGTTCCATCTTGGCAAGGCCGACAAAGCTTTCGCCAAAACCAACAACCCCCTTGCCAATATCGACACCGATATCGCCTACCCTATCGAGAACGGAAGCCTCTTCATACCCGTTTTCTTTAGTGGCAAGCGTATCTTTCCAATCATATTCGGGTTTGCGCGTGGCCAATCCACCATAATCGGATTCAGGCGCACGGGAGGGCTGAGCTGCCCATTCTTTTTCCTCACCCGCAGGAACATCTTGCCAATCGTATTTGTCTTTTGGGGTGGTAGGAACATCTTGCCAATCGTATTTATTGTCGTAAGCCATATTTTACCTTACAAAAGTAAATTCGGAACACTTTAAAAGGTTTCTTAGTGTCCTTTTACTTGCTATATCCAACCTCCACACCTGTTTTGTCTTTGATCACCCAAGATCCATCGTTATATATTTCCTTGGTGTGGCCTGTTGCCTTATCCTGTTGCGTTTTTACAATAGTTTTTTTGCCCTGCGCGTTGCCGCCCTGCTCACCGCCGCCCCTAAGTTCATCATATTTCTCTCGATAGAGTTCTTTATACGCCTCAGCGTTCCCTTCGGAACCGTTCTTAGCATACTCGGCAGCGGCAGCGGCAGCATCCTTTGGCGACATTTCTTTTCTCTTTTCGCCTTTTGAACGCTCGTACTTTGGGCTCAGGGTTGCCAAAAGTTGGCCGAGGGCTTTTTTACTCATTGTTTGAGGTTCATCTTTTCCGGGCCACTTAACCCTTACCATGTCAGGATCGTCCGTGGCCTCCATCATTGGACAGTCCAGGCTTCCACTTTTTCCCGATACGGCGTTATTCTTAAACCAATTCTCGACAGACTCGTAATCATTAACGAGAAAAGCCTTCATCATATCATCATGTTCCAGCGTTTTAGCCTCTTTGCCGAGTTCCATATCTGCTGCGGTCATTTGCTTATCATGTTTTTGCTGTGCTCTTAGGTCTTCCCTCTCCGCGAGCCCGGAAGTGTCTTGCTTCTGTTCACGGTCGAGTGCGGATTCGCGTTCTCTGGAAGCCAGGGTTTCGTCAAACCGTCGAGCCCCCTCTTCACGCCTAAGACCACTTTCGTTCGCTTCCCAGTCACGTTGCATTTCAGCCATTTCTTCCGGTGTCGGTTCCCTGCCATGGTGGGATGCCATATACTGATTTTTTCTCGACCACTCATCCCGTTGTTCTTGGTCAGCTTTTTGTTCTGCCAGCCGTATCCTGCGTCTTTCCATCTCTTGATCTGCCGAGCTCCTACCACCGCCGCGACTGCGCCCGCCAGAAGAGCGACCCCGCATCCCACTATAAGCGTCTTGCGCCAGCTTCCGGTGTGCTATTTCGCTGTCAGATGCTATCTTAAGCAAAGGAACGTAGCTATCCTGCTCTTGCACTAAGCTTCCGCCTCCCGCATATGCGCTTCCCATTCCCATTTTTTAGCCTCCTTTTTTTATGTATCTACGTGACCTTCTATTAAGAAAGCCTGTTATCGCATTAAACAGTGCTCGTAAACCTTGTCGCAACTTTCTTTTGCTGGGGTTCGGCTCTGAATCCACTACCCGCACCGGCCTTGTTTGGGCTCGCAAGTCCGCTTAAAATCTTTTGCTGGGGTTTGGGGGTGCGTCCTCTGAATCCGCTACCCGCGCCGGCCTTGTTTGGGCTCGCAAATCCGCCTGAAATCTTATTTCCCCCGACCGGACGCCTCTTTTGCTGGGGTTCGCGGAACATTGAACCGCCAAAGTCCTTTGCTACTGTAGGCTTTCCGTAGCTACCGCCGACCGAACGCCTCGTTTTCTGGGGCACATCCCTCCGCGGACTAGCTTCGGGAGCGTGCCTGGCATACATATTCTTGGTTGCGGGACGTTCCTGTTCAGCTCTTTGTTCTGCCAGCCGTATCCTGCGTCTTTCCATCTCTTGATCTGCTACCTGACCGTACATCCTGCCCATTCCTTGATCTGCTGTTGGATTAATCAAACCTAAAGAAGGCCCTTGAAGTTCTCCCGGATAAGGCTTACTCACGATGGGTTGTCTTACATCAACGCCCGCCAGATCGCGCATTTGTCTGCCTGGGCCTATTTGAGGCACACCAGTAACATCCCTGTCCTCTCTTCCCAATACGGGTTGCCGATAAGGGTTGCCCATTCCCTGATCCACTATTGGCATACCGCCGCCTACCTGATCGTGCATCCTGCCCATCCCTTGATCCGCTGTTGGTCTTCCAATTTGCCCGCCGTCGTACACCTGTCTGCGGGCAATATCTTGATAAAAATTGCCTATTTCCGCTGCAGGAGGTATTCCGGTAACACCACCGCCCCTGTTGTAATACCTTTGAAAGCGGTCTCCTGCGACAGGCGCTTGATAAGGGTTGCCCATTCCCTGATTTAACACAGGCTGTCCATAACCGCTGTCCCACCTTTCCGCCGCGCTTTCCTGCGGATTTTTAACGATTTCGCCTTTATGTCCGAAATAAAGACCGGTTTCCGGTAGACCCGCCGGCCCTGTACCGACTGCATATGATGGCACAGAAACCTCTCCGGCCCTACCGCTTAGATTTTCAGGACCCGCCTTCATGGCTGTACCCAGCATACTCATCCCGGCTTCGCCCATGGGTTGAACAACGTTTCTTCCGTAAATGTCTGCGAGATTTCCCTTTTGACCAGCAAGCTGACCCCCGGCTTGTGCCAAGTTTGTAGCTCCAGCAAGGCCCGCCGTTCCGATGTTCGTCATTTCCTTAAGATAATCAAGACCCTGTGATCTTATACCGGATGATATCCCGCCAGCTTGTGCCGGATTAATAGTAGAAAGACCGCCCATTGCCACTCCGGCAGCACGTTCTTTTTCAATGGCTCTTGACCTGTTAGCGGCCAAAACCTTAGAAAGTGCTTCATCAACATAACTTTTGTTCATGGCCGACCTGCTCCTGCCGCTTTCTGGAGACATTCCCATCGACTGCAGCCTTCTTTCTTCGGCCCTTCTTGCTTTTTCTGACTCAGAACCAACATCAGCCTTTGCTCTACTCGATACACCTTGTAGATCAGCGTGAGAAAGATCCCTGATTTTGCTCATAAGGCCTCGCTGTGTTCCAAGACCCTCCATCTGGGTCTGCTTGGCTTCTGCTTCAAGATCCTTATATTGTTCTCTGAAATTTTCATACTCCTGCCCAACCAAGCTTTTATGACTTTCCAGGTCTGTTAGCCACTGTTTGCCGCTTTCAATGCTTTCCCACGCTTTATCAACATCCGCAAAAGCATCATTAACCATTCCGGTGAGGTTTTCCCGATCTTTATTCCATTCTCCGAGAAATTCAACGGCCCATTCAGCGCCAACGATTCCCTGCTGCTTTTTTATCTCAGCTTCTCTTGCCAGCCTGGCAGTTTCCAGGGCGTGCATTTCATTGGCTCTTTTCTCCTCTGCAGCAGCCCTTTTGCGTGCATCAGCCGCCTCTGCGTTCGCCCTGCGGTTTGCGTCTTGGCTGGCTTTAAGTGCAGCTCGGTCATCTGCGGCACCATCATTATAGTAAACACCATCTAAATACGGCATTTTATCCCTCCTCCTCTTGCGCTATTTCTCTTACACTTGTAGCAATGTCTAATTGATGAATCTTATCAGCATTGCCAACAATTTCAAATTCCCAATCTAAACTCCTAACGTCTACACCGAGCCTGAAAGGTCTGTCTGAATATATTTCATTGGTGCTTTGCAGGGTTCCGTCGGCATATGTATTTAACACAAGGGTTTTATCCCCGGCGTAAACAGGCAGGTCGGGGACCGTTTCAAGCGTTGTGCTTGCTATCGCAGCTTCCGCAAACCAAAAACCACCACCCACCCTGCCGGCAGCTCCATCAATAGACCCCTCCGCAATTTTTGCGAGGTTCCTTGCGATTACATCATTTCTGGCCGCAACTAAGAGCCAGTAAGCCGTAAAGTCGCCCAGCTCAAACAGTACTCTCGCAAAAGAAAACCTCATTCTCGAAGGAATAAGAAAGCGCCTTGTCTTGTATGTGTATGAAGCTAAGGCTTGGGTGGAGTCGCCCTCCCACTCATAAACCAGATTAGAATTTCCCATTACGCGTCTACCTCATGGCCCCAAATTTCAACAGTGGCCGTTACGTCTGCGACCGCGCCGTTTGCGGCGTGCGGTAAGACCCCCACTGTAGCCGCTGCGACTTCGTGAGTTAATTTGACGGTATCCGTTGCTGCGCGAATTACCATATAATCGGTAGTGGCTGTCAGCGTATCCAGGTCAACAGCTTCACGAAAGCTGGTGCAAGAGGCTCCAGATCCAAAATTAAAATCACCCGTAGCCGTTGCGTTTAAGGACCCGGAGGGAGCCCTGACCACAACATGATCAATAATCGCTATTTTCCCAGTAGGAACGGTATAGCACGTTGTTTTTGAATCCCCAGCTTGCATCCCAGCCGTTGCGGAACCTAATAAACTAATTCCAATTTCTTTTAAGTTTGACATTTCACATCTCCTTTATGGTGAATAAACCACGTTGTTTTCGAAAACAACAACCTCGCTATCGTATGTTACAACTGACGAAAGCAGGGTATCGATACTCATGCTTTTATTTTGATTTGCGGCAAGGGCTTCTCTTTCATCAACGACCTCAAGAAGTTCTTCGCCATGAACGTCTGTTTTTTCGGTATAGTCTGTTATCGCCTGATCAGCCATTTTTAGCTCTCCATTAACCGGTTGTCTCCGGCTTCTGTTAGTCTTACGTTTGTCCTGCTCGGATACGCCGTGCCGCTTTCAAGAAGCCTGACCTCCACTTCCTGCTTAAGAAAATATAATGTTTCCGTTGTGGGCTCAACATACGCAGCCGAAGCATAAAAGCCTAAAGTTGTAATGCTTCCGCCTTTAAAATCGAACACAATAGCGCCCTTGCTATCCCCGGAAGAATAAAAGCCGTAATAAGCGCCGTCGTGGAAAACAGCGTTCAGCGTTGACGGGTAGACCAGCGCCCACTCGTCTTTTGTATAATACCCGTCTGTCAGGGTTATTCTTTCGCTTCCCTTGATTAATTCGAGCCCAATAACAGAAGGATAAAGAATCCCCATCGATCCGCCGACAATACCCCTTTTAGACACGCACGCCCTGACATCCGGAAGCTTTTGCGGCGTTATAGTGTCCGGGTGCGACCCGATTAGCAGCGTTGGCCTGTCGTTTGTTAAAACGATGACAGTATTTCCGTCTACAGCCAGCCCGATAACAGTTGCACCAATCGATTGCCTGTAAGATTCCGGCCATGCGTGGGGGTAGTAAGGCTCGGAAAAATAAACATCATTCCCGGAAAATCCGGCAAAAGAACCGTTAGACAGAGCTATTAACCCTGTTAGTCCGTCCGGGGGAGGCGCCCAGTCACTTGATGGTAATATCGTAGCCTCAAGGTCTTCGTCTGCAACCGTGTCTTCGTAAGTGGTCGCTGCCATAGTAATCGTGTCAAGCAGTGTCCATTCAACGGTTGAATCGCCGGTGTTTGCTCTATAAATTCGTTTAGCGCCGCCGGAATCGTACAGAATACCCTTATCGTAGCATCTCCACACGCAGGTATTGTCTGTTGTATTTTCGTCAATCGTTTGTCCCCATGAAGGTTCTGACGCCCCGGACGTTCCCGCGGTAACGCATTTATAAACATAATCACCGATAACTGTTGGAATCATCCAATCATCCGTGACATAAGCCTGCCCTGCTTGCCACACAAGGGTCATGGCGGAAAGATTTACGGCTTGCTCCTGCATAGCGCTTACGGCTGTAGACGCAGCGCTGGGAACAGACTCCTCACCCCAGGAGGTTACGATTGTCCACACATAAGAAACGTCTCTTGCGTCCCCAGCCCCGCCAGCGCCCAGCCCCGCCGTTGGCGCAAACGTTGGGGACGGAACGGCCATTGGAAAGAAATTAATCGGATATGCTCCCGAACCTGTCAGGGCTTCTGTCTCGTTTGTTTTTTTCGGGATGCCGTCTCCGGTATAATACCTTTTTCCCGTAGTGTCCTCAGCGATAGGCCCCTCGACTATATCTACATCAGAGGTGAACTCGAACCAATAAGACGATAAGTAGTTATACATCGTCTGAACGGTTGTGCGGTTATTCAGAGTTTCTTTGTATTGCTCGTTTAACCACGGCCTAAGCTCCCCGGACGACAGCTTACAGTTAGCCGCTGTCTGCGACTGGTTCAATCCAAGCAACTGAGGAGCGACTTGAGGTTTTATGCCTTTAAAATTTTTGTAGGTTATTTTCATTATGTTTCCACGGTTCTTATTTGAGTAAAAGTGTCAATATCCCCAACGTCCTCGCCAAGGCCTAATCCACCATCCAGGTAGTATCCAGCAGCATAAAGAGTTTTGTCTGTCTTTAAAACGTGCGAAGTCAGACACCCCCCGCTTAGAGGACGGTCCCAGTCAGTAGAAATGTCTACCTGCGAAGGAATTGAATAATCAGTCGTGTTGCCATGCCCCAACTGCCCCATTACCCCATACCCCCAAGATCCTAAAACACCGCCAGTTGTAGTAGCAAAGCAACCAGACGTCCCGTTTGTGGCGATATGAGCCCAGCTTGTCAATATTCCTACTTGCGTCGGCACTAAATAATTATAGCGCGTGGCCAGGCCGGAGTTGCCTTGCCCGCACTCTCCATAATAATTGTCGCCCCATGCCCATATAGTCCCGTCTGTTTTAAGAGCCAAGCTGTGCCCGTAGTTCCCTATGGATACTTCGGACCATGTAGTTAGAGCGCTTATTTGTGTAGGGGTTGTCACTGCAATTCTGTCTCCAGTTCCAAGCTCTCCATCATAATTTCGCCCCCACGCCCACAACGTTCCGTCTGTTTTTATACAAAGAACGTCATTACTTCCAACAGCAAGGGTCGAATAGTCTGTCAAAGCTCCCAGCTGAACAGGAGAATGCCTTTCGGTATTATCGCCAAGGCCTAAAGCACTATAGGCGTTGTACCCCCACACCCATAAAGAACCGTCTGTCTTTATTGCATATACATTCCAATAATTAGAAAACACCTTTGACCAAGTAGTTCCTACACCAACCTGAGTAAAAACAACTCGGTCCGTTGTGTCTCCAAGTCCTAATTGCCCATGGTCGTTTCGTCCGCAAACCCACAGGGTACCATCATTTTTTATTGCATAAATACTATACTCCCCACTGGCCAAGGCTGCCCACGTTGTCTCGGCGCTAACTTGGACAGGCGTGTACTTAGTCGCCGTAACGCCCCCTTGATTTAAACCGCCGTAGGCATTCTTCCCCCACCCCCACAATTCGCCGTTTTCTAATTGACCAACTACTGGACCATAACCTCTTGAAACAATATCGAATTTCGGCGGAAGTATATATTCCTCAGTAGCAATATCGCTTGTTACGATGTTGGCCTTATAGGCTATTGCCTTCAATGTTACAAAGGTGTCAGATACAGTAACGGCTCCTGTATATTCCGTTGAATCTTCATCCGGCTCTGTACCGTCGTCTGTATAATAAATTGTAGCGCCGGTTGTTGCACAAGATATATCAACTGATTGAGTCTCCGTATAAGTACCGCCCGGGGGAATAAGTAAAGGTGTCGCAACTGTATATACAATTACAGGCCATTCCCAGCCATCAGGAACGTCCCAGTCCCAGTCTGCAGGAGGCAGCCATACTTCACCGTCGCAGATAGTACCGGCAATCAACATCCATACAAGATACGTGTCATCAACCGATTTCCACCATCGTTTTTCGCAAGCGTCATCGCCGGTTTGATAGATTTTCTCGTTGGCGTAAGCCGGTGCAGTAATGCCGTTCGGATTATATGTAACAGTTCTGAAAACTTCTTTTTGCCGCAACAGGGCTAAAGCGGTGGCGGTTAGCTCCTGATAAAACAGTGTGCCCCTTTTCCATGCTCTCGCCGTTGTGGATTCCTGCCCTCTTGCAACGCTTAACCCGCTTGTAGAAGATGCTGCAACATCGATTTTGACGGTTTCGCTATGTCCGTGCCCAATGAGAACAGCATACACATAATCACCCGGACTGGCCGTAAAAGGAACATAATCCGCGATGTTTTCTAACAAAATGGTAGTGTCAGAAGCACTTATATCGCTGCTTATCTGGCACTTGGTTATGTTGTGGAAACCTACACTCATTAGGAATTCATCCTCGCAAATTCACCGAATAATTCTACGGCTGCCTTATTGTAGGCCGCAGCGGCTTGCCCCTTGTCAATATGTCTCCCCAGGTCTTTGTTTGCGCCATTTTTCATTATGCTGGCTCTCCACTTGCCAGTAGCTCGGCAGAAAGTAACTCCCTTGAAACCGGAAGTGTTGTCCCTGTGTCGAAATGAATTTGCCTTGTTTTGGGATGGGGTACAAACCCTCAAGTTTTTTTTCCTTGCGTCCAAGACAATCGTGTTGGCATGATCAACCTGAAACCCCTTCCTAACTTCGCCCATGAGAATCCGATGGAGTCTGCAATTCTGCCCGTTTATTTTCGTTGCTGGATATCCAGCAGATAAAAACCATTTGTGTTTCGAACACATTTCGGCGTCCTCTGCATCAATTATCGCTACAGCCCGGCGTTTGCCGCTTGCCGATAAAATTGGGACCGCTGCGATTTTTTCGTTCAAAAGAATTACGGTTGTCATGAGTTCATTGCCTTCCAACCTGTTCCCGTCGTATGTTTGAACCAAACGCCGGTAGTAGAATTATAAACTTCCTCACCGGAATATTCTGCCGCCAAGCTGCCGTCAGGACTCGTTGTTACCGTTCTTTCAGCCCCCTTTTGAAGTACATTATTCAAAGCGTCTTCATGCAGCCGGTGCTCAATCGTTGCCCCTGAGCTAAAGGCTGACGGACTGGCATTTCTGGTAACTGTCAGGGTGTCAGAGCTTCTTGCAGTGCATACTACCCATTCAGAGGTTCCGCCCTCCACAATGATCGCATGAAACGACTGAGACGACGGCGACGGAAAGCTCGCACCGTCCCCGGAGGTCAACGCTATGGACGTATCCCCGGTGCCTATTGCTGAGGCAAGGGTTCCGGTTGCATTATTCGTAAATATATATTCAGTCATGTTGTTAATCCCTATTTTTATCTAATTGAGCTTCCATACAATCGCAAAATTCATCAAAAATAAAATACATACACCTGTTTTCCTGACTGGCTTTTTTATAAAATGTGCATTTTTCTTGGTCTTCTTCATTATTTGCGGAACATACTGACATTGCTCCTTTTTTGCACAAGTTTATACCTTCAAATAAAAGACTCATATTGTTCAACTTGCTATTAGTTTCCAGTCCGCGTTAGTCAATCCCGTAGATTTCCACCATGCCGGGCCTCCAGTGCTTTGATATACTTTCTCGCCGATATAGCTCGGAGTCAAAGAGCTTACAGGGGTTGCCGTTACTGTCCTAAAAACAGCTTTTTGCCGCAAAAGGGTCATTGTCGCAGCAGTTAATTCCTGATAAAGAGCAGTCCCCCGGCTCCAGGCTCTCGCGGTTGTATCTTCTTGTGCTCTTGCAACGCTTAAGCCATACACGCTCGAAGCGCTAACATCGACTTTAACGATTTCTACGTTCTGAGAGTTTCTTAAGATCCCGTAAACATAATCACCGGGGCTTTTCAGATATGGCGGGTATCCAGACGTCTCCAGCAAGATAGTTGTTGCATCGGCTGTGATATCGGCCTTAATCTGGCATTTTGTTTTATTTTTGAACCCCACGCTCATACATTACCCTTCGGAAAAAAAGATCGTCCAGCCTGAAGCATCTCACGGCCTTTTTGTTTTTCCAAAACAACAACAATATCAAGACGTTACATATTGTTTTAAAATTTAGCGCTTATCTATCATCTTCTTTATTTTATTTAAAATCTGGATTAAAATATCCTTCTTGCTTTTAGATATTTTCAATCTTGCTATTTTCTTCTCAATGTCTTTCATTAAGCAAAAAATTGCGCGTTTGCCTGTGCTCTCATTATTTTATTTGTACGCCCGGTGAATTTTTTTAATTTAGCCACGCTCCGGACATATTCATATTTCTTGGTGAAATAGTCTCCCGTCTCAAGGCTGGACCACGGCATCCCTGGAATTTGAAGAATCTCGCCGATTGCTCCAAAAGTAATGCCCTCTTCATAGTCTCGGTAAAGAAAGTCCTCAACGGTGGTGGCCGTTTTCAGCGGTTTCAAGCTTACCCATACTTCTAAGCCGCCGGTAATATCATCGTCCGGCTCGTAAACCAACTTGATAGAATCAGCCATTCCAACAACATACCACGAGGATCTTTCCGTAACCGTTTGCCGCCACAACCTGTTTTTCCGATCAAGCTCCTCAACAGTTACAGGGTTTATCGGCGTATCGTCAACTTCGACAGCAGTAATGCCAACAATATCACCGGAAGTGGAAGCCAGATCATAATCAGCAGTACCGTCTACAATATCGATGGCCGTTAAGGCGTTGTTGTTCCAAAGCTGCGTTTTCTGGCAAAAATCCCTGCAGATATTCACGATTGCTTCTTCAATAACCTGCTTCGGGCATAACGGGACCGCCGGTGCTATCCGGGGAATCCATTCTGTGATATTGGTTGCCATTATTTTCTCCCTTTCGTTTGAGCGCCTTTAATTCCGAGTATCTGCATAACTCTTTGATAATACATTTCAGATCGTGGAAGATTCCCCGGTGTGTCTGTATCATCGTCGTATGCGTTATAAAGCATCGCATCGGGCAGGGCCGGAATAAACTCGTCACTTAACGGAATCTTGTCGTCCTCCCAGTCTCCATCTGAATCGTAGGTGGTAGTGGGAGGCATCGCTGAATAAACCATCTGAACATAACCCGTACCGTCTGACGGCGGGGAAACAAGGAAAGACGCATCCATACCCGGCACGCGCATAAAATTGTCTATGACTTCCGCTGCCGTCTCGGTGCTCCAGTTGGGAACGAGTTTGTTCATTGCGTCAAGATCAGCCTCGGTAATAGCCGCTCCTGGAGTTTCGCCGGGATCGGTGCCGGTGTTTCTGATAAGACCCGCAAAGGCTAACCCGGAAGCGGGAATGGACTGCAACGAACCGGAAGCCAACAGCTCTGAGGTTGTTACCGTATAAGCCCTCGGAACAAGGCTTACAATTAAGCGTAAAGCCAAATTGTAAAGGCCGATTAATTCCGCCTGAGAAAAATCAGAATTTTCTTCATCAAGGGCTTTCTTTTCGACAACATCCACCATATAGCCTACCGTTAAAGTACTCATGGCTTACGCCTCCGTGTCGTTTAATGAAGCTAAATCGGCAGAAGCTTGCAGCTTGTCGGCCTCATCGAGCAGACGAGTTTTACTCATATTGCCTTTGAGATAACCGGCTTTTTTGCCGTATTTCCTCTTGAGATAATCAAATAAGGTATCTCTGTTCATGTCGTCCAGATCAACCGTTTTGGGTTTAGCTTCAGGCTCAACCTCATCCCAGACCACGAATTTAGGAGCATCCTGTTTACCCTTTAAAGCCTCAATTTCAGCTTTCAGGTTTGCAATCGCTTCAAGCGCAAGCTTAAGCTCTGCGCTCTGAGCCACTGCTTCTCTCGGCCTCATTCCTCCGCCAGCACTCTCCCCGGATGCACCGACAGGATTGCCACGGCTATCGCACGGGATCATGTCGGGCTGCATACCCAGAGCCTCTGTGTAAGCATATAAATAGCTCTTGTCCGGGTCCTTTTTTTTTCGTAAATGTGTTGGTATCATTTTAATTCCTTTCTGGTAAGTCCAGGGAGGTTTGAAACCCCCCAGACTCAGTTAAACTTAATAGCCAAGAACCCGACCAGGCTTGCTCAGATCAACCATCTCGACCCAAACAATCCATCGTCCTGTGGTTTCGGCTGCGATAAAATTAAAATCAATGGTGTCGGTTGCCGCGAACGTAATACCCTGAAGCGTGTCAACACCCCAGCCGTCCGTAGTAAGGTTCATAAGCATGGTCCCGGCTGTGGCATCCAAAGCGGTTGTCGCAGCGGTAAATAGCTCTGTCCCCCCGGCAAGGCCAACGTCTGCCGTGTTTGAAGCCGTACCGGCTGTAATAGTTTCCAACACCGCCCTACCCGTACAGACCGTACCTGCGGGGATATCGTATATCTGAATAATATCACCGGCGGCAATAGTCGCATTGGTGGTTAAGGTTGTATCGCTGGCAATGATTGCTGCTGCATCAACATCGAGAGGCACCCAAATAGCGTGAGGCCACTGATGAAAGAAGCCTGAACCACCGCCTTTTGTATAGTCATATGTTGCCATAGTGCTTCCTCCTTTCAAAGAAAGATAGGGTTAGTAGCCGTAGACCTGGCCTTCCTTATTCAAGTCAGCCACTTCAATCCACACAACCCACCTGCCCTGATCTTCGTCTGCAACGAATTTCATATCAAGAGTGTCGGTTGCTGCAAAAGTAACGCCCTGGACACTATTCGCGCCCCAGTCGTCACCGACAAGGTTCATGGTCATGGTTCCGGCTGTATCATCCAAGGCCACGCCGTTGAACAAATAATCGTTCGCAGCGCTTGAAATATCAGCCGTGTTTCCAGACTCGCCTGCGGTGATAGTTTCCAGAACTCCTCTTCCGGTCAGCACGGTGCCTGCCGGAATGTCGTATATCTGGATAACATCGGCGGCGGTAATGGTCGTATTGGTAGTCAGAGTTGTGTCTCCGGCAATGACCGCCGTTGCGTCAACATCTATTGGTACCCAGATAGTGCTTCGGTTTTGATGCATGAAGCCTTTTGCGGCACCAAGGGTATAATCATAAGTCGCCATGGTTTTCCTCCTTTTTTAAAAGAGTTAAATGGGGGAATTCTCTCCCCCATTAATTAATTATTATTTACCTACGCAGCTTTCTTGCCTACGCAGTGGATGAGTCCTTCCTCTTTAATTACTTTGTACCCGAAAACCTGAAGTCCACGCACCAAATCCCCAAAGTCGTCCTGGTTTTTGAGCGTTTCGTTCTTGGTCAACTGTGATGCAAAGGTAACTGCAGAAGGATGGCCGGCCACGATATTATGCTCTGTACCGCTAACAGCGGTTGCGATGTTGTTGCTGGAATAGATCATAAACCTGTCGATCATTCCAAGCCTACCGTTACGCATAACCGAAGTCGCGTCGCCTGCAAGGCTGGCATCCTTAAGATCGGACTTTTTAATCATTCCACAAAACAAAGGCGGTAAAACAACCCATCTTTGAGTCTGGGGAACGTTCTGTTCGTCCAGGATAGAACCCATATCAACGATGACATCCAGGATATTGTCCTTGTCGATTAAAAGCGGAGTTCCGGTAACGCCCATGCTGTAACCTGAACTACCGGCTCCAGCGGTCGTACCCTTATTGTCCGAATCAGCGTCAGAATAAATATTCGCCAGCACGTTGGTGTCAATGGAAATGCCCAACTGCTCACTTGCGTCATCGGTCCACTTCTCAACATAAGGAATGTCGCTCTGCAGTCTTTCAACATCTTCGACTGAAAAGCTCCATTTCTTGCCTTTGTCAACCAGAAGGTCTACAACCGTTCCTCTCGGACGATCATAGGTTAATTTCTGACCTATTACATAGTCTGTGATAACTATATCGGGGACAGTCCTGATATGGACGGTATCGCCCTGGTTTTTGATTTCCGTTTTCTTTACGTCCCCGGCTCTTTATCCGGGGCTCCTGTAGGTTTCTCTACAGACGAGAGTACATCTTAATGTTTTATAAACACTCCCCACGCTCGTGTCGCCTCATCGCCCTCGGCTTTACGTTAGGGCTGTGCGCATTACTCGTTGAACCGTCAACCAATTTCTTGGATGCTTGGCTGCTGATTGCCCATTGTCTTATCTCGGCTTTTTTAAAAGCATTCGCACTCGCCGTTACCGGCCATGCTGTAGCAAACCGAGCTTTAGGGTGTTCCAGCAATTCATGGGGTTTAGAGAGAGCCATTTTTAACCCTCATAATCTGTGTTCGCTATATCGCCGAACACTGTGGTTTTGTA